CGTTTACCCCTCGCCCGGGTTAACCGGCTATATTTACGCCAGAATCACGGGCGTAATTCATCACGGACGTAATATTAATTACATCCGTCATGCCGTCAAGCAAAGAGGTGCTTAGATGAGAATTGAGAAATACTTAGATCAGGCGATCGAACGCCACGGCCTGAAGAACGACAGCAAGCTGGCAGAGATGCTAGGTGTGGTGCAAAGCGCGGTCAGCCACTACCGCACCGGCCGCCGCACGGCGGACAACGAAGTGTGCCTCCGCCTGGCGCAGCTGCTCGAGATGGAGAACCCGCTGCCGATCATCATGGCGGCCGACATGGACCGCGCCGAACGTGCTGGCCAGCACTCTCTCTGGGAAGTTTTTTCGACGAGGATGGCAGCCAGTAACGCGACAGCCGCCCTCCTCCTGGTACTGGTCGCGAGCGCAACAAATTTTGTTGCGCCCTCTCCCGCCAAAGCCGCGCCGTTGAGCCATTCGACAGCTCAACGATTTGTATTATGTAAAATAGCTCGCCGACTTCGGGAGCGCCTACAGCAAGCGCTGCGTGCAGTCCAAACAAGCCCGAAAACGGCACCGTGCTGATCGACAGCACAGCAGCAGATCTAGCACCTCCCGTTCCGAAACGCCTGCATCTAGCAGGCGTTTTTTTTTCGTGCGGATCTTCCGATAGTACCGATGCCGAGCGGCATCCTGGTAGCCCCGGCGCAGTGTCCGGATATGCCAGTACAGATGCCTGATCTCGCGCGCCACGGCCTTCAGTTCGTCGTCTACACACCCGATTTTGGTTGTTCTGAGCAGCGTAGCATCGGCACGCGAAGCGATCCGCCACAGCCAGCGCAACCGAAGATCGCAAGCGTTTCGAAAGCTGGCTTGCAGGAAAGGGGGTGTTTGTATGTGGGCGGCCCTGTATGTACGTACCTGGTCATACCCGCTGCTCGGTCCCGCCAGGCGCCCTCCGGGCATCAACCGTCCTGCACCTGGTCAACTCTCCCATGTCCCCAGAGGGGCCCCCTAGGGATAGTGTTCAAAACTCCCGCAAGCGCGGGCAGTCGAAGGAAGGTTCGCAACGCTGGATGAACCCATGAAACAAAGCGACCTTGGCCTGGACCTGAGCAACCGACGCACGCGCAAGCAGGTATTTCTGGATGAGATGGAACGTGTGGTGCCGTGGCAGGCGTTTTTTGGCGTTGATAGCGCCGCATGCGCCGGTCAAGGCGACGGGTCGGAAGCCGTTTCCAGTCGAAACGATGCTGCGCATCCACTTTCTGCAGCAATGGTTCGGGCTGACGGACGTGGCGATGGAAGAGGCGCTGTACGACGTGCCGTTGTATCGGCAATTCGCGGGGCTGGGAGGCATAAGCCGACTGCCGGACCGGGTCAGCATTCTGCGCTTTCGGCACTTGCTGGAGCGACACCAGTTAGCCGAGCAATTTCTGCAGACCGTCAACGCGCAACTCAGTGCGAAGGGCTACCTGCTCAAAGACGTGCACGGTGGTCGACGCCTCGCTGATTGCCGCGCCCAGTTCGACCAAGAATGGCAGCGGCAAGCGTGACCCAGAGATGCACCAGACCAAGAAAGGTAACCAGTGGCATTTCGGCATGAAAGCGCACATTGGTGTGGATGCGGACTCGGGGCTGGTGCACACCGTAGTGGGCACGGCCGCCAACGTCAACGACGTGACGCCAGCGCAACGCATTGGTGCATGGCAAGGAGGCCGACGTGTTCGGCGATGCCGGCTATCAGGGCATCGACAAGCGCGAAGAGGTGCAGGAGTTGAAGGTGCGTTGGCATGTGGCATTACGCCCGGGCAAACGCCGCGCCTTGGACAAGAGCACCGTGTCGGGTGCGCTCGTCGATGAGCTGGAGCGGGTCAAGGCGCGCATTCGTGCCCGCGTGGAACATCCGTTCCGAGTCATCAAGCGCCAGTTTGGGCACTTGAGGGTGCGCTATCGAGGCTTGATAAAGAACACACAGCAATTACACACGCTGTTTGCCCTGAGCAATCTGTGGATGATGCGCGGGCGACTGATGCGTGAGGCCCGCGCATGAAGGAAAACCGCCCCGAGCAGGCGGGAATCGGCCTCTCCATGCTGCGCGTAGCGTTCCGTTCGCGTCAGGCTTCGCATCGTCTGTTACGCATCCGCTTCGCTTCGATGACTCTTCGACGGAATGAGTTCTGAACACATCCCTAGCGGCTCCGACTACGGCGCGGACACTCCCGACGCTGGACGCAAAAAAGGCCGGCGATCCGCACGGCCTTTATATTTTTCGTTACCTTTTCGTTACTCCGGATAGAACTCCGGCGACAGAACCTGCTCGGGCGTCCACGGCCACTGCTCGGGGAACACGTCCAGGCCAGTCTCGTCCACGGCCGCCGAGACCGCATCCGCCCAGATCTCTTCCTTCCAATCCGGATCAGCCAACATCGGCTGCAGGCTGGGCGTCCGATGCAACCGCGCCAGAATTGCGCGACGCTGTTCCTTGATCGTGCGCTGCCAGCTCGAACCCCGGCGGCCCGGCTGATATTGCCACTTGAGCAAATGCGCCAGCAGTACCGCCATGCGGCTTGCCAACTCCCGCTGTTCGCTCTTGCCCACGTCCTCAATCTCCTCCGCGATGTGCCGAATGTCGATGTCTGAAAGCTTGCCGGCCCGCAACAGCGCCGCCTGCTCACTGGCCCACGCCACCACGTCCACTTCGTAGCTCGTTCCCATAACGCGCTCCCTCCAATAACCGGATCATTTTAGACGTTTCGCGTTACGCCTTGCGCGTAACGACTTTGCGATCACCATAAATTGCCTCGCCAGCCGCTTGCATCTGCGCCTCACTCACGGCCACAGAACGGACAAACGAAGCGCGCCACAACTCGGACTCCCCGCACCTTCTGGCGCTGTTCGAACGTATTCGCCTTCGCAGCCAACGCGAGCAAGTCCAGCATTGCGTCGAACGAAACGGGATTTCCGTTACTCGGCGTAACGGATTTTTGCTGCGACTCAAACATCGCAACCTTCTCTTCCAAGACGCCAACATAACGCAACGCTTCCTGACGCCCGTCCTCGCACGTCATAAGCTGCCGGCGCAACGCCTCAATCTCCGCAAGATTTCCGTTACTCAGCGTAACGGATTTGGCGGCATCGCTGATCTCTTCCCTCAGCCGCCTATTCTCAGCAAACGCCTTATTGCGTTCAGCCTCCGCCAGCTCCACCTGGCGACGCATGCTCACCAGATCAGCGCGAAACTTCTCGACCTCCAGGCGGCATTCATCGTAAGCATCCACGTCGGAAAGCATTTCCGTTACGGTCATACGCTTAGTAACGGATTTAGCCTCAACAGGCTGCTGAGCCTTACGGCGAGCTCGATATGCGGCTTGACGCTCCGCGTTGGTCATAGCGTGCGCCTTACGCGGACGACCGCGGCCACGCCTTTGCTCCATCCCCGGCAGATCGACCGTCACATTATCCGTTACGTCACGCATATTCGGCTCCCGATTTGATGATTCCATTTTACGTTACTGGTAACGGCAATTCAATTATCGTTACAATTTAGTTCGTAACGGAAATTTCGCGAGCAGCCCCGGCGCTAGACGCCCTCAGCGGGCTTTGGAGCCGTTTTTTCTGACTGGGCGGTCGCAGGGGTCAGCTGCGCCGAAATTGGCTCCTGCGCCGCTTGTGGCTCGCGGTAGGGGTCAAACGGCGGCTTCCTGATCCACTCCCGACACTGCATGTCATCGAGGCCGGCATCCGTGCCTTGGGCCGTGTAGCACGTGCACCTGGTCGACGTGCAGGCACCGCCGATCACCGTCGGCATCGAGCGAATCTGGCGCAACTGCGCATAGGCCGGCGCCGTCTCAGGCCGGCCAGAGACAGCAGGGACGAACGCCGCGAGGATCTCCGCCCCGTCCGTCGCCGCGGCGGACGGACCCGCCTTGACCGCTACCGCTGGAGCTGAAGCCACACCGCCCCTGCCCTGCTCGGCCCGCAACAGGGCTTAGCCGGAGTCGCCGTCGTCAACTGGCCGGTACGGTAATAGACCCGGTACGCCAAGAACGCCGCGATCAACACGCAGGCGATGAACAGCATCAGCACCGGCGGTACGGTGTACTTGCGCTTGATGTGCAGACTGGAGTCGGACTTGTACAGGCCAAAGCTGGACTTCGGCAGGCTCCACTTCTTCTTGATCGGCGCGGTGTTGAACGTCTCCGGGTTCGCGCACTCCGGCCATTCGTAGTACCAGCGTCCGAGCAAGCCAGCGTCCCGCAGGTGAACATGCTGCCCCACCAGCTTGCGGATATGACTGTCCAGGAACGTCGGGTTCTGCGTGATCAGAACAAACGTCACGCCGGTATGCCGCACCGTCTCAAACGCCGCCACGTGGTCAGGCACCTTGGACCCGGCCCGTGCGGACGCGAAACACCCGCTGCGCCTCATCCAGCACGATCAGCGAGTTCGGCGGGAAGGTGAAGTACGGCAGCATCATCCCTGGGTTTTCAGGGTCTTCGCGCAGCTCCGTCCAGTCCGAAACCGCCGGCGTCGGGATATACGGCAGCTTCAGCTCCGGGATGCCCATGACGAAGAGCGGACGCCCCTGGTCGACGGCTGCCTTCATCATCTGGACCGCCCAACGCGGTCTTCCCGCCACCAGGCGTGGCCGTGATCAGCGTGATCGGTTGCGTTGCGCTCATGTCAGCTTGCCCAGCCGCTTCAGAGTGATCATGGAGATGCGCGCGGTGATGCCGCCGGCGATGATCGACAGCCCGGTAAAGACACCGCCCCGCGCCAGGATGTGCCGCAGCAACGGCAGGCATGCCGGCCAGACTACTCTTGGCCGCGCCCAGGGCAGCGCTCACCGCCGCATCCAACCCGACATAGGTGATCAGACCGATCCCGAGCGACACCAGTAGCTGACGCGCAAGTGGCCCAACGAGGGCCATGAGGAACCCGGGCGAGCGGCATCATTCTTCCCCTTTACGGCCTACCCCGATGACGATCAGCGCAGCGCCCAACCATGCGCACGCGATGATGACCGGGCGGAACATGTCAGCACCGTCACAGACCGGTTTGAGCGACCACGAGATCGGCATGCCGTGGATGGAGGCGGTCAGATCGGACGGACACGGTGCGGTATCTGCGCCCCAACCGCTGTCCGGCATGACCTTGACGTTGACCTGCTGCTCCTTCAGATCGGGCCCGTCCGGTATCTCGCCTTGCTCGATACAACCCATGCGCGTCTCATGGCCCGAGCACTGGTCGTCCTGCCGCTCCGGAGCCTTGCCGTTACCAGTCGCCGGATCCGTCGCCGGATTGCCGTTCGCATCCACCTCCTGCTTAGCGGTCGTCAACGTGGCTGTCTTGCCATCGGAATTTGGCGTGACCGTAGCAACATCGCGGTAACGCTTACCTGTAACGGGATCAACGTACGGGTACGCTCAGATTGACGTTGACTGGAGTGGTGGACGGCGTGAGCTTCACCGGAATCGGCACCTTGGCTGCGGCCATATCGCTAGCAACAGCAGCGGGCAGCGGATACGTCAAACCTTTGTTCCAATCCGCATCGCTTGCGCCCACCGTCGGACCGGCAGGGTCGGGCACACATGCCGAGCCACTCACGACATAGCCATCAACGCAGCTGGACGCCTGACTCGTGCCCGCATAGAAATTGTCGCCGCCATCGTTGGTGTAATGGCACTCATAGCTCGTCCCATTACCGGTAGCTTTCATACCCGCGAACTTAGCCTTCTGCCCAGCCAAATACGCGTCTGCCGCCAACATCGCAGAGCACGCGGCGCCAGGAGAAGCAGCAACGCCATTCGCGATATTGCCGCCGGTGGCGGACGTGTTGTAGCCGTAATTCCAGCCCCAGCCATTGAACCCCGTGTCGCCAGCAGCCGGTGACCGCTTCGATGTGCACCACGTACCGTCCAGGCACTTCTGGATGCCGAGCTGCGCCAAGTAGGCCAACGACGTCGCGGTCGCGATCGCAGGCGTCGCACGAAGCGCGGCCAGCGCAACGGCAGCAGCGCCTTCGCCCACCGTCATCGTTGCGGCGATCGTGGCGGCACCTGCGCCAACCGCGGCACGCATCTCGGTAGCCGTCGCAACTTCAGACAGCGTCACAGCACCAGTCGTGACATACCCAGTCCCCGTCAACACGATGTTCGGCGGCGGAATCAACGGGATGGTCGAAGCCCACGCGGACGACGCCCACCAGCAGAGCAGCAGCACGAGCACGCGCATCACAGCCCCCTGAAAATGATTACTGCCGGCAGAACCGGCAGCAGGAATCCGGCCCAGAGCCAGAAATCGATCGCGAGCATCACAGCCCCTTTTTCATCACCACCAGCGCCCAGGCCGCCACCATCGCGGCAACGACGCCCCACCCCATCGTCATGCCATCCTTGAAGCTCTCTTGCGGGTCACATGCCGGAAACGACAGCGACGGCAACGACGCATCGGTCAACGTGCCGACGCTCCCATCACTGCCCACCTGATACCGCCGCAGCACCCACCCGCCCGTGGTCTTGACGAACTCAGATCAGATAGGTGACTGCCCCAGGTGTCTGCGACGGAGCGACGGCGCTGTAATAGGCATCCGTGGCCATGCCCACATCGGCAAAGCACCGTGCGCCCACCAACGCGCCGTCAGCAGCCATCACACGCTCCGACGCATGTACTTGAACGTCGCAATGCCGATCACGATGATCAGCGCCAGGCCCGCCAGCGTGGCGGTGTCCGCCTTCGAATCGGACATGGCGGTAGCAACGTCGGTCGGCACCGCAGCCATCGCCGAACCGGCCAGTGCAACGGTACCCGCGGCAACAGCAGCCGCCTTGCTCTTGATGCTACTTGCAACATGGTTATCTCTCTCTCTGAGATGGAGGTTGAGAAAAGCTCCGTGGCCGTTCAACTCCCAGAGCCAGGGAACATCACGCCTTTCTTGGGCTCAGCCTCAGCACGCTGCAGCGGCTTGATGCTCGTAACGACCTTCTGACCGCCCTTATCCTTGCCGTTGCTCGTCTCGACCATCGAGACTTCCGCGATGAACGGGAACGGGTTGTGGATGATCGCCTTCACAACCGCAGAGCTCTCGCACTTCAGCTCCTGCGTGCAGGTGCCCTTCGAGTCTTCGCCACGCAGCTCCACATCCGTGTAGATCTTCCCGGTGTCCAGCTGCTTGCCATCCATGTTGCCAACCCACGTCTTGGCGCCCCGGATGGTCACGCGTGCAATCATTTCCATGGTTTCACTCCTCAGGTTTCGGCACTGGATCGTGCGTGCCGTACACGTGCCTCGCCAGGGCGGATTTGTGCAGCTGAGCCGGTACGCCCTGACGGCGTATCGCGACAACCAGCGCAGCGATGTCTTCCTCTGTGCAGCGCAGCTCGTAATCGACCGTAGGGCCGAACTGCGTCTGGATGTGCTTGAGCTTGCGTTCGCGGATGGTCTCGTCCTGAAGCTCCAAGGCCTTGACCTGGTCAGTAGGAACGCGCTGCGGATCCGCAGCCATGAAGGCCTCCAGGGCCTTGTACGCACCAGCGAAGTACTGGTCGCGCTTGATAAGGATTTCGTGCGGAATCACGCGATCCTTGGCGCGACTCGATCTCGAGACGCACCCACTCGCTATCCTGATTGCCGAGCTGGCGGCCCTTCTCGTAAGCCCGCAGCATCTTGCCGTTCGCCCGACGGCCAATCTCGAACGTCGTACCGCGACAGCCCTTGCTACCCGCCACGCCGCTCTCGATCTTGCGATACGTCGGGATACGCCCGCCCGCGTTGAAGTCGCCGGCGTAGTACAGCTCTTCCATCTGCGCGATGCTCACCTCGCCCTGGCAGAAGTCCATCGCCAGGTCGCACCGCGTGATCCGCGCGTCGAGGTCCTGCACCATCGCGTAGACGGCTTGCCAGTCGCCAATCGCGGTGCAGCCCTGCCCCGGCCAGTCCACCAGGATCGTGCCGCCAACGTGCTCGCCGCCGCAGGCAACGATCCCGAGCTTCATCGTCTCGCCGTTGATGAACGCCAGCAGGTCGTAGCTGAACTCATACCGGCGGAACCCTTTGCCCGCAGGCAGCATCGTCACCGGCACCGAGAACACCAGCTGGAAGTACCTGCGCAGTTGCTCCAGGGCGTCGCTGATGCTGCCGTCGGGCAAGAACGTGAACTTGAACCAGTCCACGATCGCACCTGCCTTGCGTTCTGGACTTTCCCCGGGTTTTACCGGACCCGGGGAACGGCCTGTCGGCCGCCCAGCCTCGCTCCGCTCGGCCCGGTCGGCCGCCATGCCGTTCTCGCGTGCGAGCGCCGGCCCATGAACTCCATACGCAATGCCTGTGGGATCAAGATGACGAGAGGGGGTGGGACGGACGCGCATCAGCGTGCGCCCTCGCAGCGATACCAGTTCGCCAGATCGGCCTGGCGCGAGTTCTTCAGGAGGTCGTCAATGCGATGCATCGCAGGACGCGACTGCAGGCAGCAGGCGCCGCGCAGAACGGCAGCCATCACGATGGCCAGCTGCGCACCGTGCGGGTGAAGCACGTCGCCAATCAGGTCCAGCTGCCTATGGTCTCTCTGCTGCAT